TAGAAAACAGTTCAGAACGCTTGATGGCTAAGTGGTTACGGGTGAAGCTGTGACTCAGGGCGATCACGTTAAAGTTGAGAGCAGTCAGGAGCTAGAAAAAAAGCTACCCTTCATACTAAAGCGGATGGAGGGCTGGGACTACGAGGTTCCGATGGTTGTTAAATTAGAACCTTACCAGAACCCTAGAAGTTTAAGCCAGAACGCTATGTCCCATATCTGGTACAGGGAGATAGCTAACGCAATGGCAGACAAGGGCCACAAGATTGATCACGAAGAGCCTGCCGAGGTATGGAAGCTGTGGTTAAAAAAGCGGTTTCTAGGGACTGCTAGTTACTCAATTGGTAATCAGCACATCCCAGAGCAAGTAAAAAGCACCAGCAAGCTAACTAAAGGCGAATTTGTACACTTTCTTGATAACGTCTATCATTGGGCTACCAAGCAGGGCATTCGGTTATCAATACCCGCAGACAGCGAGTATGCCGAGCTACAAGCCCAGCAGGAGGCATAGTGAGTAAGATAGACCCGAGAGTGTTAAAGGAATTTGCAACCACCGAAAGGCATCATCAGGTACTCGATGCAGTAATTGAGTTAGGATCGGCGAACAAGGCATCTAAGAAGTTAAAATGCGGCAGGCGAACTATAGACGTTATGCTAAGGCGGCTAGAGAAGTATGCAGCTAGTCAGGGGGTATCCCCACACAGAGACCTAATCCATCAGACCGCAGAAGGGTTTGATGCAAAGAGAATCTCCACTGCTTACAAAGAGGATGGCACCGTAGCGTTACAGTGGGTGATCCAAGAGCCTCAGAAGCTCGACATGAAGGCCAAGATCGAAGCCATGATGGATGGCATGACTGACGATCTTAAAGGGTTTATGAAGCCCACAAAAGAACCTAAAGCTGTAAACTCTGACTACCTAGCCATGTATATGATTGGCGACCACCATTTTGGCATGCTTGCGGATAGCGAGACTAAGATGGATTCAGATGATTGGGACATCAAGATAGCCACCCAGATACTAATAGACTCCACGTCTAGGCTATCGAACAGGGTAGGCAATGCTGAGGTTGGTGTTCTACTCAATGTAGGTGATTTCTTCCATGCCGACTCTAGCTTTAACACGACTACTAAAGGCACCCCTGTTGATGTCGATAGTCGCATATCAAGAACATTTAAGCTCGCTGGCAGGCTATTTAAAGTGCTTATCAGCAAGATGCTGGAGACCCACAAGCAGGTTGTTGTAATCAATGTCAGAGGCAATCACGATCACGACATGGCCTGCCACCTGTCTAGCTGTCTAGAGCTTCTGTACGATCAAGAGCCGCGAGTGAACGTAGTCCCTAACTACTCTAAGTTTATACACTATCAGTGGCACAACAATCTGTTTGTATTCCATCATGGCGATAGGATTAAGCATGAGCAGATACTACAGGCAGTGATTAAGAATCTGGATAATGAGTGGAGCCAGTCCAAGAATAGATACTGCCATCTGGGGCATATTCACCATCATACAGCGCGTGAAGTAGGGTCTATGCACTTCGAGCATTGGGGCAGCCTGACCGCCACCGATCAATGGCACTCAGATTCTGGTTATGGAGCAGAGCGTTCAATGACTGCTGTGGTTTATCACAAAGACAGTGGAGAAGATTCCCGCGTCAAAATTAAGGTAGGCCAATGAGTAATGTTATTAATTTCCCCACGACTGGAGTCACTGCTGCTAAGTCTTTCTGTAAGTGTGGTAACGGTCTTGAGTATTGGATTGGCAATGATGGCAATGCTTACGGTATTTGCCCTCACTGTAACATTGGGATGCCTTGTGAAATTGAGATATTTGAAGAAGAGGACTACGAATGAAAGCACTAGAAAATCAAGTAGGTGGCGACCACTACAAGAACAAAGCTATTCAGCCTATAGAATACATAATGGCGAATGAGTTGGATTTTTGTGAGGGCAATGTTGTGAAGTACATTACTCGCTGGAGGGATAAAGGCGGGGTAGAGTCTCTCAGAAAGATTAAGCACTACGTTGACTTCCTGATCGAGCGAGAAATCAAAGATGACTGAGCCAGCTTACAAGTTTATAAATTACCCCTACAATTCGAGTTTTGTAAACCACCCTGTACTCATAGAGTATACAGTTCAAAGCCACAACCTCACGCTTCCTGAGATGCTGGAGCATATACAGTCATTCCTGCAAGCATCTGGCTATGACTTTACTAACAAATATTTGGATATAGTAGATGCCGAAGCGTAAAAAGACCACGGTTGCTCAGGAGGTAGAGAAGGCAGCAAAGCTCCTACAGCGGCTTGTAAGGCTAAAGGCGAGCGACGATAACGGGTACTGCCAGTGCGTTACCTGCGGAAAGATAGACCACTACAAGGCCATGCAGGGCGGTCACTTTATCCCTAGAGGCAGAACTGTCTTCAAGCTATTCGAGGAAAACATCCACCCACAATGCCCTAGTTGTAACTTGTGGGGCATGAAGCAGGCACACTACGTCCTGAGATACAGGCAGTGGATGGTTGATACCTACGGAGAGTGCAGGGTCAAGGCTATGGAGCGTCTCGCTTGGAGGGCTTCACCTAAGTTTGACCGAGAAGAAGTTATCCAGTTTGCCCGTCAACTAAAGGAACAGATCAAGGATCAAGAGTGGCGCATAGGTGAGATGTAAAGTTATAAAAACAAATCCTTTATTCCATAATGATATATACAAAAGGGTTACTTTTGGTTAATAACATTGTACTGTTACACCTCAATCAAAAAACAAAGGTATTAAACAAATGACTAAATTAACTTCTAATCAAACAGCGGCTCTTGCAGTGTTCCATAACTCTATCGAATCTGAATCAGATTTCGAATGGGGCGATTATTTCTGGATGGATGACCTAATCGAAATGCTTACCGAAAACGGCTGGGAGCGCAAAAGCGCAGAAGGCACTATTGGCAGTTTGCTGGAGTCAAGCGGAAGCGGGTTGCAAGAATTTGAAATGACTGGTCACCCTGAAAAAGGTGAAAAGAGAGAAATGTTGTATGTTGTTTTTCACAAACCTGACTTGGCTTAATAATCAAACCGCCCCCTACGGGGGGCAACTAAGGAGAATAATATGAAAATTAATGAATGTTGTTTAAAGGATATCAAAGCCCGCGAGAACAAGCGCGAGGATATTGCAGAAGCCAGAGTCTTCTTTGTGGCATCTATGGCCCTTTTAATTCTTTTGAGTATTGTCGGTAATATGGAATACAACGACTGTATTAATCTGGGGGTGTGCTAATGTCTTATAAAGTGCTGAATGACGCTGTAGGTCTGATACGCGATGAAACCCCACTCTGGGAGGGTAGCTATCAGGTACTACCAGATGCAACTAAAGACGGACTTATAGCTCTCTGGTTAATCACTCACCCAACATGGATGGATGATGTATTCCCACACACAGTCAGTGATAAGCGCCTGCTGGCCCTAGAGGCTGTTTATAGCGAGGATGCTACATCTAGGATGGCTGCTGCTATGTTCCGCGATGCTGCGGAGAGAAACGCTAAAGATGTGGACAACGATGCATACTTATCTGAGGCGCTTGACGACTTTGAGGGCATACTAGATAGCCCTGACTTCTTAGAAGAGATACGTGAGCAAATCTACCTGTATCTTGAACCTAGCATGGAAGAGCTTGTAATGGATTCTTTTCAAGACCTTAACCACCTTGACAGACTTATCATGGGGAGCCACTAATGGACGTTAAAACGCTAATTAATGAGGCTAACAAGTATGCCGACAAAGCTATCAGGCAGTCTTATATTGAGGCAAAGGCCAGCAGGTTTAGAGAGTGGATCACTGAGCCAGTGGTAGTTTATAGATTACATTTTGCAGTAATGACCGCTTTTTTAGCTGCGTTTGTTATTTATCAGGTTATAATTTACTAGCCGAGGGTTTCATATTCCCTTCCGATCAGCGTGATCTACTGTGGCAAGACAGATCAGGCCAAGGTCTCCTTAACCTTTTGACCCAGAATAGCCCACT